GCGTATTGCTTACAGATATTTATTTGTAACATTTTTGATAGGTGTTTTCACATGTTTATTTTTATATATGAGTTATGCTAATGACGAAAGTATCTGGTTTTATTTTTCTATTCTATGTGCGTTAGCCTTGTATTTGCGCGTATCTGCATTCCGTATGTCTGTACGGGAAGCATTTGTTGAACAAACATATAGGCGAAATGAGATTTCACCGATGCTTGATGAATATCGAGACAAACTGGTGAAAGGTGCAATTGCAGTGAGTGTATCTTATGGAGCAGTCTATGCTATCGTACGTCTACTCAAGGCATTTAAGAAAGAATTGAAGCCAATTATGTTACAAGGATCATTGGCCCCAAAAACAATTGAAGAAGTAAATCAGAGAGACGCTGAGGTTAATCCTTGGTGTGAGTTGGTAAAGCGCCAATTGCCCATTTGCAAGCAGGCACAAACATCAACATCAGATGATTTGGTTAGATTAGTGTGTAAGAACTTGACATATGTTAAGATAACAGGTGATGATGGAAAGCAGTATTTTGCTAATTCATTATTTGTAAAATCTAATGTTGTGTTAATTCCCAAACACTATTTTGATCGTGTTGGAATGAGTCTCAAGTGTGAATTCCGCAAGAAGCTACCTAAGCAGAATGGCGGAAAATTTTATGCAGAGATTGATTTTGCACAATCATATCATATACCAAATACTGATGTTGTGATGTGCTATGTATCAAGTGGTGGATCGTACAAAGATCTTACGGGTTATTTTCCTTTGGATCGTGTGCGTTCTGTGCCATTTCAGTGGGTTTGGCGCAATGAGGATGGAAATGTTGAACAGTCTTATGGAGTTACTTCTCCACAGCGAATTAAAACAACCGATTTCTACTATGAGGGTGGAACTTATAATATCACAATACCAACTAAGTTTGGTCATTGTGGTGCAATTTTAGTTTCACAAACTAGAGGAAATTGTATTGTTGGTATGCATCTTGGAGGAGTTACTGGTACAACAAGAGGAGCTTATGGATTAATTTTGCACAAGTATATTTTGGAGGGGCTTTCACATTTGAACAAGTGTGAAGGCAACATAATCACTGCTAGTGCTGAAATTTTTCCAGATGAAATTCTTGGAGTATCAACATTTGATGAGCAGGGTAGTGTGCCACGCTCAAGTGCTGTTCATTATATGCCACAGGATTCTCAGATTGAATTATATGGAACTTGCGGACAAGCTTCTACATTTAAAAGTGATGCGCAGAAATTGCCCATTTCTGAAATTGTAGAGGAAGTTTGTGGAGTACCAAACATTTATAGAGGTCCTGTGGAGAAGCCAGCATGGTTTGGGTGGCAAACCTGCTTGGCTAATATGGCAAATCCAGCATTGCCATTTCCCCAAGCTTTATTGGTTAAAGCTGTTGTTGATTACAAGAAACCGTTACTAGAAATAGTACGGAGTTCATTGTGGCGAGATGCAAAACCTTTAACCAATCAGGAGAATATTTGTGGTATTCCAGGTAAGAGATTCATAGATGCCATTAAGATGGATACATCTATTGGATTCCCCTTGTCTGGTAAGAAGCGGAATTTCCTGAGTTTGGATGAAATTGGCGGTGACGGATTCGTCAAAAAGGAATTTTCTGATGAAATTATGCA